AACGCCGCTTACGGTATTCGGCGAAGGGGGAACTAGAGATGGCAGAAACTTGGCCAGCCGCCCTTGAGGATAAGCTCAACGTCGCAGGATTCCAGTACCAGATTGGCCCCACGACCATCCGTTCAGAGAACGATGTTGGCCTTGCCAAAGTTCGTCGAAGATTCACCAAGGGAGTGGATACGCTTTCGGTTTCCATCAACCTGACCTACACGGAATTCAATGACCTCTACAATTTTTGGGATGTCACTCTCAATGGCGGAGTGAACAGATTTGAATTTGACCATCCCTTCACAGGGGCCCTGACTGAGTTTCGCATGGTCTCACCCCCAAGGATTGGCCCACGGGCAAGGGGTGGTAGGGAGTTCCTCGTCACGATGGAATGGGAGATTCCTCCGGTATGAGCCTGACTCTTTCTCCTGAACTTTTAGCCCAACTTTTTGCCCAGGAGTCTGACGACCCCTTCTTGCTTCTCGTCACACTATCCCACCCAGATTTTGTCGATGACATTCGCCTCGTCAACAACACGGTCAACATCGTCTCCCGGGGTGACACCTTCCTGGCCTTTCCTTTCCGCACCCGGTTCCCTGTCGATGACGGCCAGACCAAGAGGGAATTTTCCATCGAGTTTGACAACGTGTCCCTGGATCTAATCGAGGGCATCCGAACCGTTACTGATCCTATTGATGTCAAAATAGAAATGATCTTGGCATCTCTGCCAGATGAAGTTCAAATGTCCCAGGAGGAATTGAAGATTCGACAGGTCGTTTACGATCAAAACAGAGTCACGGCCACCATCGCCTTGGACGACTTCCTCAACACGGAGATGACCAGTGAGAAATACACGCCGACCAACTTTCCCGGAATCTTTTGAAGAGAGACTGCGGGGATTGGTCGGAAGGCCATACGACCGCGTGAATTGTTGGGATCTTTGCCGAGAGTTCTACCTCTCCATGTTCAACGTCCACCTGAAGCACTACTATCACGAGACGCCAAAGGACCGGAAAGAGACCAACCTTCTCATCTACAGCAACATCGGCGATTTTCACCAAGTCCCAGCCGGGGAATCGCCGCAGTTTGGCGACCTGATTATCTTCAAAATTCACGGGATCGAATCCCACATTGGCGTACTGATCGACGAGTCCAGATTTATTCATTCGTCTAAAACGACTGGCAGCGTCATAGATAGAATCGAGAAGTGGAAACACTTGATCGTGGGTTACTATCGCCACGGGAAACCAGCGAATGATTAAAGTAAAACTTTCGTCCGTCTCCAAGGAACAGCCCAGAGAAGGCCTCCCGATCAAAGCGGGGGAGACTGTTCTCGATGCTGTCATGCGGTCCCTGGAGAAAGTCCCTCTTGGAAAACACAAAGTTGAGGAGGTCTTCGCTGTCCTCCACAACGGGGCAAAATGTCCGCCCCACCTCTGGGAAAAGATTCGCCTCGTTGAAAGAGATCAGGTCCTCATTGTCCCTGTCTTGCAGGGGGATGACGGACTTGGCCGTGGGGCTTTCATCGCCTTGACAGCCTTGGTGGCCAGTAACCTCATCGCTCCGGGCCTGGGCCTAACGGCCTTCGCCTCCGGGGTTTTTACACTTGGCGTTACACTCGCTGTTTCCTCTCTTTTACCTCCGCCATCCACCGAACAGCCCTCGACCAGTTTTTCTGATTCGCAAATGTATACCATTGGCAGTCAGTCAAACGCGGTCAAACGGCTCAACATGGTGCCAAAGGTTTACGGGACTCACCGGATGTTTCCCAACGTCGCGGCCAACCCCTACACCGAGTTCGAGGCTGACCCCGACACGGGTAAGCTCGTTCAATACCTCTACGGTATTTACGATTTCGGCCTGGGCCCGATGGAGGTCTCTGACATCCGTATCGGCGACACCTCCATCGGAGATTTTTCTGATGTCGAGTACCGCCTGGTGGATTTCAACAGGCCCGTCTCTGACGAAGGGGCCTGGGATACTCCCCTTCAATCAAGCCTTTCTCTCTACAAGGGTGATGTCTCGACCGAGACATTGGCCATCACTCTTAATCGAAACCAGGAAGAATCCCCACCGCTCGACACTTATGAGGCAATCAGGAATTCGGCGGAGAATTCCGACGAGGCTCCTACGACGATCTCCCTTGTCTTTGCCTTCCCGCAGGGTCTTGCTTCTTTCGCTGCCAACGGCGAAGCCGGGAACGCGTCGGTTGATCTGGAAATAGCTTTCCAGAAAATCGGAGATCCTGATTGGAGATTCTGGAACGACGAAAACTATGTCTCTGACTTCAAAGGAGTTGGTGGAGACTTTGACTTCCAGGCCAGCAAAAGGGAAATTTTCCCGTTGCGGACGAACAACATCACCAATGAATTCTCCATCTATACCGTCCTTCGCACCTTCGACATTCAGTACGTCAACATCAACACCAACCCCAATGAGCCTTTCAACATCTACATTGAGAGGGTTAAAAGAGGGTACGGATACCCCGCTGGGGCCACGCAGATTATCCTGAAAAAAGCCGGAGCGGGACAAACTGAAATCCAAGCCGGGGACGAGATTACTTTCTACGGACAGAAAATTGGCACCGTTCAATCCATCACAACTTATCTCGGCGACGGAAGCGGGCAGTACAATCAGATTACTCTGGCCTCGCCTCTGACTTCCCCGATTGAACTCTTCATTGCCCAGGTCAACGACTCCATCGAGCCTCGATATATCCCCCTGGATGATGCCGTGGCGAACAAGATCGAATCCCGACGAGTTGTCCTTGGCCGAGGGAGAGTTACCAGGAATTCCACCGATACGACCTACGCGACCTATCGCTTCACTCCCCGGGGAACTCCAGGGCAGTACCGCATCCGGGTGAGAAGGATAAGGACAAGCTCTGTTTTCACCAGCCAAGTCTTGAGCAATATGGTCTGGAATCAAATTCAGACCAGATTTGACCGAGATCCCATTTCGACGACAAAGCGACACGTTTTCCTGGAAATGAAAATCCGGGCGACGAACCAGTTAAATGGGACCATCAGTAACCTCTCGGCGACTTGTTCTTCTGTCCTCGATGTTTGGGATGGCTCCGCATGGGTGAAGGAGAGGACGGCCAACCCAGCTTGGGTTTTTGTTGATCTTCTTACAGGGGCGGTGAACAAGAGGGCCATCGACAAGGCGAGAATAGACATTCCGTCGGTCGAAGAGTGGGCCGACTATTGCGATGAAATTCCTCCAGCTCCGACCGGGTACACAAACTCATTTCCGAGATTCGAGTGTAACTTCGTCCTCGACTTCCAGACGACCCTCCAGGGAGTTTTGGATCAGGTCGCCAATGCGGCTAATGCCAGCCTTAACCTCATCGACGGAAAGTATGGCGTCCTTCTTGATAAGCAACGGACTGTCCCCGTTCAGATCTTCACCCCGAGGAATTCGAGAAACTTCGCCTCCCAGCGGGCCTACCCGCCAAAGCCAAACGTCCTCAAGGTGAAATTTGTCGATCCGGCGAGGAATTGGGACATTTCCGAGATCCCTGTTTACGACTCCGGTTTCAATGAAACCAATGCCATCGAAGAAGAAGAGATCCAGAGCTTTGCCTGTACCAACGTCGAACAGGCCTGGAGATTTGGTAGGTACATCCTTTTCTCAAATCGCCTTCGCCAGGAGACGATGAGCCTCGAAGTTGATTTCGAGCATCTTGTCTGTACCCGTGGAGATTTCGTCCAAATCACCCAAGACGTTATGAAGGTGGGCGGGACTCCGGCCAGGGTTTCTGGGGTCTCGGGAAACAATGTCACCATCGACGATGGAATCGAGACCGGGCCTTTTTCCTACGGATACGTCTTCAGAGCGGTCGATGGTCAGATCAAGTCCGGCACAATTTCTAACATTGTCTCCAGCGACACCTTTGAATTCGACAACGATCTTCCCGATGTCGGGGATCTTGTTGTCATCGGAGAAGTCGGCAGCATCGTCTACGACTGCTTGGTCAAGGCGATCACCCCGAACGACGATCTTTCTGCTACGCTGACTTTGATTGAAAAAGCCGACGCCCTCTATGATTACGAGTCGGCAGATGTTTTCCCCGAGTATGATCCGCTGATTTCCCGGACCGTTGACCCTGACTTCGCCCCGCCCGGGGAAGTTCAGGATTTCGTGGTCGCTGACAACGCCTATGAGTGTGACGGACAGAACGGCTATCAATACTACATTGATCTTGCCTGGGACCCGCCCAGCAATTCCGCCTACGAGGCCTTTGAGATTTTCGCCAACAGTGGGCAGGGATTTGAGTCCGTCGGTGTGACCAGATCTTTGATCTTACGCTACCTCGTCGATGCGGCGAACATTGGCGTTGAGCATAGCTTTAAGGTCGTGGCCCTGTCGGCTACGGGGAATAAACTTCCGCTCGGGGAAGTGGACAGCATCGAAGCCACACCCCTTCCAAAAACTGACCCACCGTCAGACATTGCCGTCTTCTCCAGTGACATCACTGAAGAGGTCCTCCAACTGACATGGGAGAGAATTCTTGATTGCGATTGCCGGGAGTACCTCATCCGGTACTCGCCCGCCCTGGATGCGACCTGGGAATCGACCATTCCCCTTGTCAGGGTGGACAAGAATACAAACTCGGTTTCCGTTCAAGCCCGGACGGGCTCTTACCTCATCAAGGCCGTCGATTTCAACGGCAACGAATCTGTCCTGGCCAAGGCCATCATCACGACCATCCCAGAACTTTTCAATTTGAACGTCGTGGATGAAATTGATGATTTCCCGGCCCTTGAGGGCACCTTTGAAAGAACTGTCGATGGCGGCGAATCCATCTTGCTTCAAGAGTCGGTCTCCGGTCCCTTGCCGGAGGATGTTGAATACTTCTCTGACGGGTACTACTACTATTCTTCCTTGCTGGACCTTGGCGACATCTTCACGGTCAGACTTCAGTCCAGTATCCGGGCGGAGGGATTCTCCGCCGACGACCTGATGATAAACTGGACCACTCTTGACGCGGTGCTTGCTTTGGCCAACACCAATGCAGACGAGTGGGATGTCGTGACCGAGTATAGGGCGACAGACGCCCTTGTGGTCATGTCTGACTGGGTGACACTTGATTCCATTGATCCCATCGGGGCCGGGGCGGACGATGATTTCACCGTCTGGCGGCCATTCACCATTACCGATGCGACTGGACGCGTGTTTCAATTCCGCTTGAGGCTGATTTCAAATAAGCCTAGCGTGACACCGAGGGTCTTTGAGGGAACTATCAAAGCTGACATGGCTGACCGGGAAGAGATTTTCACCAATTTGGTGGCCCCGGACACCGGACTGGAAGTGACCTTTGACAGGCCGTTTAAGGGACCATCTCCCGCTCCTTCGATCCAAGTGACGATTGAGAACGGGCAGTCAGGAGATTACGTTGAGTATGTCTCCAAAACTTTGGAAGGTTTTGAAGTGAGATTTTACGATAACAATGACAACCCCGTCTCTCGTCAGTTCGACGCCCATGTCCGAGGATATGGCCGTGGAGCCGACGCGACTATCTAGGGAAGGAAAAGAGAAATGTCGCAAGCCATTTTTCCAAATATCAACCCCGCAACGACCAGTGGAACTCAGCTCGCCACTCTTTTGAACGGATTCAAGGACGCTGTTGCCAGCGGATTTTCTGGCGACACCCGCCCACCGAACCTTCAGGCAGGTGGATACTGGATTGACGTTTCTGAAGAAGACGCCCCGGACTATCTGTGGAAATTTAAGATTTACGATGGGACTGATGACATCGAAATCTTCCGGATCAACCTTTCAACGAACTCGGTGACAGTCGCGGCGATTGACAGCCTGTTTGAAATCCTTCGCGTGTCGGCGGATACCGTCGGGGCGGTGATGAAGGTATCGAAACGTCGAGTGGCCAACAACGGCCAAGTCCTCGATGGGGATGTCGTCGGAGAATACCAATTTGTCGGAAGGGGAAGTGACTCGAGTAACCCGGTCGTGGCAAGGCTCAAGGCTGTCGCCAGCGACGATATGACGGGCTCTGCCGCTGGCGGATACCTCGTCTTTGAGGTGATCTCCGACGGGCAGGTTGTCCTCACCGAAGCCATGACGTTGCGGGACGGGAAACTTGGAATTGGGACCACGGCCCCGGAACATGGCCTCCATGTTGTTTCCTCAACTGGTGGGAAGATCCAACGGACGGCTGACGATGCTTCGGCTTCTTCCTTGAAATTGCGAAAACGTCGCATCGCCGGAACTGGAGCGGTGCAGAGCGGTGATGTCATCTCTGCTTTGGAGTCGGAAACGACCGATGACGCCAGCGCGGCCAGTGTGTCGGCGGACATCCGGTCGATTGCCACAGAGAACCACACGGCCAGTGCCCAAGGAACGGATATTTCCTTCCGGACAACCCCGGCTGGATCTGCAACAAAAACAGAGAAAATGCGCCTGGGGGATGCCTCCTTCATCAAAGGCCCCTACACCCTCGAGGCCCTGACACTGGAATCCCAGGATGTTGCGACGACGGCGACAATCGCCGCGCTGTCAGCGACAAAAGCCGTGGTGAAATTTACTGGCTCCACTGCGACAAGCCTCCAGGGAATTTCTGCAACAGGGCAGACAAAGACAATTTTGCTGCACAACAAATCAACTGCCACTGTCACGGTCGAGCATGAAGATGCCGGGGCCACGGCGGCGAACCGATTTGACCTTCCTCTTGGAAGGGACATCTTGCTGAAAGAGGATGAGTCGGTTGAATTCTTCTACGATTCTGATGCCTCCCGCTGGAAGCTCAAGAGCGGCTCTGGTTCGGGATCTGGGGGAGGGGCGAGAGTCATTTCCGGAACCAGAGCCGCTCCTCTGAGCATCACAGCCGGGGGCGGAATTACGGCCAGCGCGACGGACATCCGAGAGATGGTTTTCGTCCAGGGAAGTGGCGGTCATGTGACCGTTACCGCCAACCCACAAATCTCGGCTGGCTTCCAGGTTGGCCAAGAGATTTTGATTCGGTCAAGGAACAACGATCAGACCTTGACCTTGGTCAATGGTAACGGTCTTGTTTTGAACGGAGACTGGACAGGTGCGGAGGACGACTCCCTGGCTGTTAGTTGGGATGGGACCAACTGGGTTGAAGAGTACCGCAGTAACTAAGAGCATCAAAGGAGCGGAGAATGGAAATGAAGAAGTTTTTCAGAATTGTTTCGGCCCTTATTCTGGCAAGTGGGACAGCCTTTGCCCAGGGCCGAGTCGTCACCGGGGATACGTTTCCCGGCGCAGCGGTGGAGAAGAACTACCTCCAGAAAAATCCGGACGCGGAAATCAAATCAGTCCTTGGGTGGACGAGGTATGTTGATTCAGGCTCTCGTCCGACTGACGGGATTGCAGGAAGCCCCACCTCGGATCTGACTTGGACGGTATCGGCAACGAACCCCCTTTCTGGCGGCCATAGCTTTCTTATCACCAAGGCAGCGGCCAACACCCAAGGAGCTGGTGTTGCCTTTGACTTTACGATTGATCGGAAAGATCGGGGAAACTACCTCCAACTGAATTTGGATGTGGAGCTTGTCTCTGGTACTTACAACTCCGGGACGGAGGGTGCTTCGCCGACTGATTCAGACCAGATTTTTTACATCTATGATGTGACAAACGCGAAGGTCATTGAGCCCGATGTCTACAAGATGAAACTTGGTGGAACTGGAATTTCTATCCAGCACCAGCCGATTGGATTCTTTGCTTCGACAGATTCGACAAGTTACCGATTGATCCTTCACACGGCGACTACTTCTGCTTCGGCCTACACGATCAAGCTCGACAATTTCAAACTCTCAAGACCGACAAAGGCTTCCTACACCAGTGCCCTGCCGATCCTTGCTGGCTATGTGAAGTACACCGGAGCGGCTGGCTGTGACTGGAACCACTCGACGGGCCCTTGGGCGGATTTCCCGGCAGACACGGATTGCAACACCGCGACCTATGTCACAACGGATAAC